TAAATGCGCTGGAGTTCCAGGAAGACGAGAACTTCTGTCGTTTCTCGCGTCCCTGACGTTGCGCGAAGGAACGCGGGCAACCAGGACAGACCCGAGCTGGCGTCCTGGTTCTTTTCTTCGTTGAGCCCACCCAGCACAAGCACTTCGTTGGCGGCCATGCTGACCGACGTTTGAAGCTGGCGCGTAATCAGCGTCGGACTGGCGTTGACGCCGGTGGTGGTCTGCTGGAATTGGCTTATCTGCTGATCTATCCGCAACTGCGCGACGTCGCCGCGAACGTCCGGCCGCAGGTCAAGAATCACACCGGACGGCCTATATTCGACGCTTTGCACGGCGTTCCCGTTGCGATCAAGCGAGCTTGAGGAAATGACCGGCGTTTGAGTGCCGACCGTGAGCTTTGCGGATGCGCCCGACGTCACCCTCAACTGTGGCTGCGAAACGACGTGAAACCGGGAATCGGTCGAGAGCGCATCGAATACCGCCGAAAGACTGGAATTCTGAAATATCGCCGACCAATCGCCGGCCGTACCACGACCGGCATTGACCTGGAGCTTGCCGCCCAGGATAGAAAACGCCAACGACAGCGCGCTGTGTTCGCCATGGCTCTTGGCAACCTCATAAACGACCGCTTTTACCAGCACTTCAGGTGCGCGGCTGTCGAGCTGGGCAAGGACACTACGCAAGCGCTCGACATCGGCCACGAGGCCGCGAAAACTTAAGATATCTACAAACTCCCGATCGGCGACGGCGTGAAAGCCTTGTGCTGCAGGGCTTCCCGCGTTTGCCGGCAAGTTTTGACCAGGTGCAGCGCCGGCGGCGGTGACGCCAGCCGACACGCCGCCCATCGACTGCACACGAAGCGCACCTTGCTTGAACAATGCGCCGGCAACTTCCGACAAGTAGCTCGCCGACCGGAAACGCGGGCGATAGACAAAATCCTGTTCTGCTGTCGGCCGCTCAATCCAGACCACGGGGCCGCGCCTGACCTCGAAGCCTTCCGCTTCGACCAGCCGAAATACTATTTCGGCGGCAACCGAGGCGTCGACCTTCGATAGATGCACGCTGACACGCTTGGTGCATTCCTCGAAAGACGGGGTGAACGCGTAACTGCTTTTGCCGACCTCTTCAACGACCAGGCGCGTCAGCGCCGGTAACGATACGGACTCGAAGTCGAGAGAGACAGGCGCCGCATTGGCCAACAGCGGAAGCAGCAGGACGAACAATCGAAAAATCATGTTGATTTACCCGAAGAGACACCGCCACCGGGAACCGGCGAGACGGACGGCGAGTCGCAAATGACCGAGCGCGGCTGACCGTTCCACGTGAGAACCGCCGAACAGGCGCCGGTCATTTTGACGACATAGCCGGCGCCCTCGAGGTCGCCTGACCGGATGAACCGCAAGTGCTGACCGTTCTGGGAAATCGAGAAAATGCCGCGCCGACCTGTGCCGGACGAGATCTCGCCGACGAGATGCAGGCCGCGCGACCCGAACGGTTCCGGTTCTGCCGGCTTGGCAGGCCCGGTATTGACCTGAAACGATCCGGGCGCCACTGGCGCCGCCTGGACAGTAGTGGACGCCACCGCGCCGCCCTGGCCGTTGATGATCGCCGTACCTTGCGACAACGGGCTTTTTGCTTTGCCGCTCGACACCATGGCGACGACAAAGACAAGGCACACCGCCGCACCGATGAAAGGCCAGCGCCGCCAGATCGGCACGATGTCGTTCGCGTTGACCTCGTCAAGGGCGCGGCCGTGAGTGTGCGAGCGGTAAAGCTTCTGATATTTCGCCTTGTACTCACGAATTGACGTGTTCGTGACGTCGCCCTTGATGCCGTCCTGAACCTTGCGAATGTATTTCGACATCGACCCGAAGGCCACGGCCTTACGCACGCGATAGACGACCTGCACCAGATCGACAATCGACTTGCTGACTTTGGCATGACTTTGCGAGATGAGCAAAACGTCGACGTTGTAATGGCGATGCATCGAAAACCATTCTTCGACGGCAATCTCCGTGCCTCGCACCGGCATCGGCATATGACATTCATCTACGACATACAAGACGCCGACACCGGTTTTGGGATGCCGCCACTCGTCGGCGAAGTCTTCCACGTGCGAAAACGCGCGATTGACCCAGGGTTTTTCTGTGAGGCCCACCGGCCTACCGAACACCATGCGCGCCGGCACCATGTCCGGCTCTGCCGGCTTTACCGCAAGCGTTACGTCGCGAATCTCTATCAGGTCGGGATAATCCGGGTCAAGCTGCCCGAAGGCTTCCACGTCAAGCGGCAGATTAGTTACAACCTTGCGGCCAGCCTTAAGCGCGGGCAGAACGTGAAACGCGACCGCTTCGTAGCTCTTACCGCCACCAGGGGCGCCGAGCAGGAGATTAATCACGACCCAAGCCGGACGAACGGAATAAGTTGCATTGCAAAGCGGATCGTCAGCGCGGCAGTAATGATGCCGAAGGCCGTCCCGAAGCCACACGCGGCCATGATGATCCCGACCCCTTCCGGGATCGATGCGAACCATGACAATTGGTTCGTTATGCCGGACACGTCAAGCACGCCGACCGCGGCGACCGCGATGCTTAGCACTTGCTCAAAGAGCCAGCAGAGAACGTCCGTCAGCATGTCCCACAGTGCGGTGAACACGGCGACGACGGCCGCCCAGAGCCACGCCATCAATGAGTTTATCGGCGAGACGAAATCCATGTCAGCCCCCGAAGATCAAGCGCCGTGCGAGGAATAGCGCGGTGATATTGACCACCACGGAAATGAACGTCCAGAGGTAGCAGGGCGGCGAGATGTCGCCACCGGTTGGAATGCCGAGCAGATGTCCCGACGGCAACGAAAACGACGGGCAGCCGCCGACAGAGCCAATGGACGGCGACATCCGCGACAGTAAGCCGCCAACCGACGTTTCTTGAAGTGCTGCGCGTTGCGCCGACCAGACGCCGGCGAATTTGCCGGGGTAACGAGAGGTGTAGAGGCCGCTTACCGATGGGCCCGAGGCCGCACCGGCCCCCGTGCCCGACGTAGGAGTTCCGCCCGTACTTCCTGATGTGTCGCCTGATGTACCGCCGGAAGTGCCCCCGGAAGTGCCCCCGGACGTATCACCCGTACCACCGGACGTACCACCGGACGTGCCCCCGGAAGTGCCCCCTGAATCGGGCGCGCCGGTTGCAGCGCAATTGCCGCCCCCCGTGTCAGCGGAGCCGCTTGGACACACGCAGACGCCAGAAGAACCATCACCACCATTACACGTAACAGAATCCGAGACACATGTACCTCCGCTATTGTGAAAACCAGCCGAACAAACACACGTTCCAGTTCCGCCATTACCGCCGATGCACTGCACCCAATACGGCACAGGCGGCGATAAAGCGGGCACCTGCGACGTGCCCGTGCCGGGCGGCGTTTGCTCGCCCATAAATATCCAATCAAGCGTGCACGAACCCGCCGAGCAGCTCCCGCTTTCGGGATTTCCGACGTACTTCCAACCGCCTGAATTTATGCAATACGCCGAGCCACAGCTAAACGTTTCAGGAGACGAGGCAAGACAGGCAGCCGGCGTCGAACTATCGGTGCAACTGATAGGCGCTGACCCCTCATGATTGTCCGGTGGCCGCGGCGTATCCGGCGCACACACTCCCACCGAAACGGAAGACTGCCCAGGCGCGCAATCCGGCGGCGGTTGGCAAACGCCGGAATTATTGACTTGCCCGGGTGGACAGCCGCACGTGTTGGTCTGACGGCTTACGGTGCCGCCTTCGCAAGCGGGCGGAGTTTGGCAACCGGACGAGCCCCAGGCTTGAACGTCAGAACCGGAACAACTCGTCGCAGTGTATCGCCAACAAGTAACACCCCCGCAACCGCACCGCGCATCAGTGCCGAACTCATTCGACAATCCGACTTCGGCACACGTCTGGCCAAACCCATAATGAGTGGAATAATTATTTTGGTAATAGTAAATCGGCCCACCGGCCCAGGACAACGACGCGGACACAAAGAGCGTCAGCGCCGCCAGCCCTCGAAGCAATGCCGCGCGGGTCATATCCGCGACACCATGAGAAAACAGATAAGCGCGCTCATGGCCCCCATGACGCCCACAAGGACATGCACAAGCACCAGGAGCGCGCCCGCGACCATCTTAGGCCGCCTTGACGCCGCGCTTGCCCAGGGAGATGCCCTTGAACGCCATCGCGATACCGATGATGGCGACGCCGGCGGTGCCCACCCAGGTGGCGACGGTCGAGAAATCCACTGCAGCCAAGATACCAACCATTTTTGTACCCCTTCACAAATACACCGGATCGGCCGGCGCCGTTTCAGGGAATAGTCCCTAAAGCAGTTTCAGCGCCTTGAGCGCCATGGCAATCGGGAAGGCCAGTACGAAGCCAATCCCGACTGCGGAAAATCCGAATGCGTAATCTGCGGCGAGCGCTTCCGACGTGATGCCGAGGGCGGCGAAGTCGGTCGGCGTGATAATGACGGATTGATACTCTGCCCACGTGAGAAGCACACCATCGGCGCAGTTGGTCGTTGCGGCGTCTGGGACGAGAACGACGACGCCAGAGACGGTGGCTTGTGTGACGCACAGGGACATCACGCGTCCCCCTCGTCATCGTCGGCGCAATCGGCACAATGAAATTCACCATCGGGCGTGATCAAGCCGCCGGGCTCGTTGTCGGAATTCACGATAGCGCCGCAGTCGTCGCACACGTGGAGGTTATCGTCGGTGTCGTCGTATACGTATGGCATTCTGCGACCCTCTTATCGATATCGAAACAATTGACAACGCCGCAGGATGTCCGAACGATCCAGACCGACCTGGCACCCGCCAAGGCGGGCACACAGGCGGCAGGAGCGCAATGCAATGAGCATGTCAGGACTCAACAACTTCGAGGTTGTTCTGCGCGGTTTGAATCTTGGTAATGACACCATCGGAATCCGGCTTTGAGTCGTAGGTGCGCGGGTAGCCATTCAGACGAACGGTGCCGCGCCAGTCGTCCCCAACGTTACCCAGGGCATCGTGGCTACGAAGTTCCACGGTTGCCGGATGCGAGAACGCATCCGCTGCCGGAAGCTTGAGTACGGTCAGCCAGAAGCTGCCGTCGTTCGTCTTGATCTTGCGGCGGGCCGAGATGCGGCCGGAAAGCGTCGAATGCCCGAAAGGCATCGGGAAGGTTTTGCCCTCAACGGGCAGGGTTGCAGGTTGTGCCATGTCAATTCCTCTCTAGGTTATGCAGCTCTACGATTCGCCCAATCGACCGGGCAATGGTTGAACACCGAGTCATTACTGATCGGTGCATTACAAAGCCGCGCATCGCTACGCAGCGGGATAAAGTCATGAGGTAGGGCGGTTTGATTCGGAATGATGTAGATGTCGCTGGCGAGCCAACTAATACCGACGTCCACGAGCTTGCGGCGGTTCGAGTAATACTGACTCTGCGAGTAATCGGTCATGCAGACTTCTTCGCCACGCGCGGCGAGCTGCAACCAGAACGAGAAAAGAGCATTGGCACTACGTTTGCCATAGCAATTGTTGAGACGCGCTTTAACCGAGTCATGCGTGCGAACAGTATCCATTTCAGATTTCCCTTCTTTCAGGAGCTTGTACACTTCGGCGTCATGTACATTTTTCAGGTAGTCGTCAGTGATGTCTGACACAGTGGGGAATCGACCCCCAAAATCGTAAGTAAGCTTGTCGGCGTGAATTTCGACTTCGACACGAATACGATTCATGGCGAGGCGGATCAGTGCTTTCAGTTTCTTTTCTACCCAGACAGAGGCCTCAGGTCGAATAACAAACGAGTCGCCATGCTTCGCATGTGAAACGCGGACACGGAATCGCGACCCGTCGCGATGCGTGTAGGCCGTGAGCGCGCGGCGCATGCGGCTGATGTCGTGTTCCTTGAACTCCGGGCCTTTGTGGTAGAGCTTCAACGTGGTGAAGCTGCCCGGGAAATAGACGGCATTGACGCCATACTTGGCAGACTTGGCCGACCGGCGCGGAAATTTGCAATGGCTGATGCCGCGAAAGAATTCGGCTATAGCGGCAGGCGTAAGGCGAAAGACTTCGGCCCAGTCGACACGATGAACTGTCCATTTCGCTGCCGATGGCAGCATGTCCTGATCCGCGCCAAGTAGATCACCAAGCAGGTCGACAAATACGCCGCATCGTGTTTGAAAGTCCTCAGGCGATCCGTAGACGTTTTGGCCGTAGAAAAATTTGTGCAGGCTGGCTTCGACTTCGATTCTCGGTGCGCACGGGCAGAGCTCCGGCACGCCACGCGGCGACGGCATCCATTCCTCACGGCAGACTTTGAACATGACGCGAGAGTCCCAGGAGCCGTCAAGGTCGCCAGTCGTGATTTCATAAAGGACTTCGCCGCTTGAAAGTTCGATGCCCTGGCGCAAAATGCACTGCTTTTCCAGAAACTGGGCAGTACCTTCGTCAATGTTCGGCGACCGAAGTTTGATGGTGTCGATTCCCATGGCGATTTATGCCCCCGACTCCGCTAGACCGGAGCTATCTGCGGTGCTACACCGCCGCAGATAGAAAAACCGCTCCGATGATTCGGCCTCAAATTTTTCCGAAACTTGGGCGGCGCTACGCGCCAAAATCTTTTCAGCAGGGAACATGTCGCGCTGCTTTTCCTCGAACTTTGAACGGTTCGACGGACGGCCCGGCTTGCGCTTGGGCATTTTCTTTTGACCGTAAATGCCGAGAAGAGGGTGGTCGTACATCAGTTGCGCCTCGCGCCTGGTGCAATCGACGGCCAGTAGGTGCCGGAAATCTGCCGAAGTTCTGAAACTGATACGCCTTCGCATTGCGCGCTGACGACGTAGATGCCCAGGCAGGAAAGGGCGGTATCGCGATCTGACGAGCTGGTCGCATGGCGCAGTCGATTAACCGCTTCTTCGAGCTGGCGCCGGAGTTCGGCGCGTTGCGAGAGCGTCGTCAT